CTTTGCATCTCTCTGAACGCCAGAATCAGGGTCGCTATATGATGCGCCAAACTTTTGTTCAGCCGTAAAAGTTATACTGCCAAAAGCAGTGTCAGAAGTATCACTACGCAAGAAACTACTAGCTTGAATACCATCAACAGTGTCTGCATCAAGACCACTACCTGAGCCATCATTACCAATATTCCAATAATAACCACCCTCTTGTCCGTCTAACCTATCAGCATCTAAACCAGAATATTGACCGTCTAAGCTTTTTACTTTATTAAATACATCTGATGCTGTATAAGAACTAGAATCTAACTTAGCATCTAATGCAGATTGTAAGCCATCGACATTGCTAATGATGTGGTTGTGAGAATCATCGGCAACAGTAACATTAATACTTGTAGTACCTGAGCCACTAACATCACCTGATAGTGTGATGGTCTGGTTGCCAGTTATATAGCGACCATCAAGATCAACTGTCAGATCAGATAGCGAGCCTGTTCTACCTGCTGTAAGAACACCTGTAGATGTAGAAAAAGCTAAGGAATCAACGTAATCATTAGTATCAGAATCACCGCCTACTTCAACAATAGACTCAGTGCCATCATCCTTTTTAATAAACATCTTACCGTCATAGGTATTAATAGCTACTTCGCCTAACTCTAATTGAGAGGTAGAAGGCGAAGACCCTTGAGTAGACGATCTCTTTAGTTTAATTGTTTGTGCCATATATATGGATTCCTACTAATGCGTATATACGCAGAATTAACTTTAATTAAAAAGTACCACCATCCAATGTGTAAGTAGCTGTGCTTGAGTTACCTGTTGTAATTAATACTGAAGAAGTTGCAGTACCAGTACCAGTGTCACCATGAGAAGTTACTTCCCACTGATTATTAGACTCACTCCAGTATATCTGAACGTCAACGTAGTTACCTCTGTTTACGCTAATACCACCATCTTGCGTGGGGTTGTTACTTCCTAGATTGCTGTTTAAGTTAATAATGTTATCAGCTAAGTTTATTTCCTCAGTGTTTACGGTAGTCATAGTACCATTAACAGTGAGGTTACCTCCAACAGATAAATCATTTTGGAAGGTACTGTTTTGACTTACAGTAAGATAACCATTAATAGTACTGTTCTGACCTGCTGTACCTATGTTAAAAGGAGCATCATTAGCTGTAAGGCTATCAGTTATATCTAAACTACCGTTAACTGTATGGCTATCTGAATCTGCATTACCTAGAATTACATTACCTGTAAAGGTACCACTTGCAAAAGTTGGAGATGCTGTAGTAGCTACAGACTGGCCTATACTAACTACATTGCTTCCGCTTATAGTTACACCAGTACCACCAGTGTATACCTCACCGCCATGCTCGTCAATCATAGTAACGATGTCAGCAGGGGAATAGCTTCGTAATGATGTGTAAGTTCCTTGAAGGAGCTCGGTATTACTAGCTTGTTGAGGATTAACTTCTGCGTTTTCTTCTACAGTATTGAGCTTATCTACATAGATTTTACCACCTACGATGTCATTAATTTCATTACCCGCAGTAGTCCCTGGTCTCCCAATAAACAACTTTCCTTCGTTGCCTGAAGTACCAGTATGAAGATATGCAAACTCACCGTGGTTTAGCGTAGGTACGGTATCATTATTATGACTTCGTTTTATCTGTATAGTTTGTGCCATTAGTATTTCTTCCTTGTAATTCTAAAAAGTACCGCCCTGTATGGGACTAACATTACTTAGATAGTTCTCATCGTTATTAAATTCAGATACATTAGAGTAAGTAGTATCGGTAAACACAGCATTTTGAGGTACATTTGTTAATACTTGAGGGTCATCTACTTTGTCATCTAATGCAGATTGTAATCCCACAACATCATCAATGCCTTGATTCTTTATACTGTCTGCCGCGTCTTCTGCCCTCTCTGCCGCATCTTCTGCTTGTCTAGCTGACTCTGCCGCACTTGCTGTATAAGGGGCTGTTGAGTCTTGATAGTTCTTATAAAAGCCTGCCATCTTCTACCTCTTCGGACGTATGCCCAAAGTTGAGCCTGAGAACTCAGCTTTGTTAGCCATGTTTTCAATTTCAGCCGCCGCTCCTCTAAACTTACCTTCAAAGGCCGCCGCCTCTTCTGGGTTTTTAGTATATAACGATAATTCAGCTAAAGCACCATACAATAAAAGATCAGTGCCATATTCAACAAACCAGTTAGAATCTGTGTCGTTAACCAAAGGGTTAAGAGCAATGTAGTAATACAAGTCAGCTTGATTAACTGCATTGTTAATAGGTGCTACAAAGAATCTATTCTGTTGTCTAGCAAAGTATTTAGGAAAGCCGCTGTCCGTTTGTTTACCCACAACAAGGGGTAAGTCTTTACGCTCTAGGTCGTAAGTCCTGCCTCCTACAGAAACAGATAGTGCTTTAGCTTCTAGGTAATCTGTAGGTAGGTTTATTGTTCCTTCTGAAGTAATGGTAAGAGACTGATACCCTTCAAGAACAGGAATACGCAAGACGCGATTAGCTCGCTCCTGCGCTAAGTTTATAAAAGAATCAAAGGTAGTATCTGAAATATCTGTACGATTACTCCAATCCTTTACAAGTGTTCTTAACTGTCCTAAGTTAGTAACTGCCATTATATCCGTCCGTGGTCTGTTCTAAGTTTTAAATAGTCAGCACTTCTCAACCGAGCCATCATCTTTGCCTTTAAATCAGGATCATTAAATAGCTGTTGCATTGTGCAGTTCCACTCATGACACCATGCGTTAATTAAATTGAGAGGTATGGAAGCTACCTTACGACCAAAGGTATCTCTGTCTGTTCTTCGGTTAAGGTTATTGTTTGCTTCTATTTTGTTACGCTCAAGGATTGAGCTAAAGTCTTGAGTAGTGCCGAGTGTGATTGTGTCATCATTGTTTTTAATAATATGTGTTTTAACGTCAGACATATATACCTCGGAAAAGAAACTAGGCTACCCCGAAAGATAGCCTAGTGTATTACTTACTTATGCACCCGCTACGTCACGGATAACACCAGAAGCCGCTTCGTTTTTAGAACACAAAGTGTATTCTACAAGCATTTGCTTCGAGTCTGCATCACCTGTTTTAGCTAGGTCTACAGTCTGGAAGTCTCGGTAGAAATCTACAGAGAACATATCAGGCTGAAGAACAACTACTGCATCAGTTAACATGTGACGGTTTGGAACAACAGTTAACTCGCCGTAGTCAGATACGTAGATGTCAACTGCGTTTACAACAGTCTTTGGATCAACTGATTTGTATTGGTTAGCTGTGCCAGTGAAGTCAGTTAGTTCTGCTTTACGAGCCGCGCCACACATGATTACTGATGGGTTACCACCTTGTTCCCAGATGTCTTCAACAACTTCTGTTAACAAGTCTTCAGTAAAGTCACGATCAGTACCTGCTGTGTAAGTGTCAGTACCGTCACCAGTAGGAGCCGCACCGTTTGCGCCAACTAGACAGTTAGTACCCAACCAAGAGTATACTGAACCTAGCTCACGAGCCGCTGAACCAGAACCTGCCGCTTGTGCTTTATCAACACCAACAAGGCTGAACTCCATATCACGCTTAAGCTCTAAACCAACTTTAGCCATTTGATAGGCCATCTCTGAAGCACGACCTGCCGCATCAGAAGCTTCGTTAGAACCAGAAACGCTTACAGTTTTACTAGCGATCTGCGTGTAGTTACCAACGCGAGTAGAAGAAGCCGCTGAAGCCGCAGGAGCATCCGCACCTTCAATAACTTTGTTGTCAGCCGCAGTAGCTAGGCTATCGACTTGCCACTCATAGTAAGTACCGCTAGTAGAGCCTTTACCTACGTTAGACATGAATGGAGTATCGGTTGGAGAAATGTTGTAAATAATATCCGCTAGGTCTTCTCTAATACCTACTGCGTCATAAGTCTTATAAACTGCCATGATTAAATTTCCTTATAAATAAAAGTTAAGAGGTTAAAGACAGAATGGCACTTGCCGCATCTGTCACTTTGCCAGAGCTTTTTAGCTTTTGTCGTTGTTCCTTAACGGCGCGAGCTTTACGTGTTTGTGACGATGCAGGCGTTTTTGATTTTACTTTCTTCTTAACAACAGGTTGTCTTTTCTTTTTGACGGTTGCCTTATTGCTAACAAGTTCATCGTACAATCTAGCCTTATTAATTAACGACACATCACGCGCTGATACTACATTGCTTAGGTCAGAGTCTGAATAACCCTGTTCCTTAGCATAGTTAATAACAGCCTTTTGAAAGTCAGGAGAAAGCCATTCAGGTATTAAAGTTGAAAGCTTCTCTTGCTCTTGTTGTACTATCTTATCTCGCTCTTCCTTTTGCTGTTGTTCAGCTTGTGCTTTAGCTTGTTGAAAACCTGCGACACTTTGTCGTATATTGTCTTCAATATCTTGAACACGTAATTGCTGTTTAACATAAGCAACAGGATCAGCTTCTTTATCAATAGTACTTAACAGTTCTTTAGCCTTATTAACCTCCGCCATTTGAGTAGTAGCGGCTAGTTCCATAAGTTTCAGATACTGCTGTCTTTCCGCATTAAGATTAGTCTTTAGAGTATCGAGCTCTTTAGACTCTTCTTGTAGCTTCTGGACACGCTTTGTGTAATTCTGTTCGAGCTGATATCCTTTCTTTAACTCTTCGAGGTTGACTTCATACTCTTCCCCATCCACCTTTACGGTGTGTAGGTTTTCTTCTGTAGTCATCTCTTGAGCTTCAGACTCTACTTCAACTTCGTCAGAATCCCCCACTTCAACGTCACCTTCGTCTTCTTCCGTTTCGACTTCGGTATCTTCCTCTGCTTCAGCTTCGACTTCCTCGTCTACTTCCTCAGCAGTGACCTCTTGAGTTTCCTCTTCGAGGGTTTCTTGCTCTAGCTCCTCCCCTTTCACTTGCTCTTCTTCAGAGGGTGTAAGAAGTTTAGCTACGGCTTCATTTATTGTAAGATTCTCATTGACATCCACTTGGGGTAGTCTCCTATGTAGTTCTATATAAGTATATTATACCATACTTTAAAGTAAAAGTAAAGCTTTATTTTACTTTTTGTTGATATTCATAATTAGATACGTATCCTTCAATAACTTCTTCTACCATACCTATTGCTTTCTGCAAATGCCACAGGTCATCTCGCTCGTCTATTTCTACTGAGTTTGCCCATGCTCTTGCAATATTAGATTGTATATCAGAAAACACTTCAGGCAAGAGGCCTCCTCTCAGAAGCTCTCTAGCCATGTTTACTTTTTGTTCAGGATTCATTACTCACCACTCATTCGTAATTTACTATCACCAATACCTACTGGTCGTTTTTGTTGAGCTTCAAGTCCAAGTTCTGCCGCTTCTTTCTTCTTCATCCATTCAAACTTCTCACGCTCAAACTTCATAGCTTCTAGCTTGAGTTGTAATTCTGTTTGTTTCATCTGAGCCTCTGCTTGCTGTGCCGCCGCTTGTACTTGCTTCAACTGAGCGTCAGCCATGTCCTTCTGAGATTCACCCTGAGCCGCAATCATATCTGGGCTTGGCTGTGGTTCTGGTGGCTGTATCTGGCTAGGATCACCGATAAACTTAGAAGGATTGCGATAGCCTGCATTCTTAATAAACTCACTCGCTAGTGCGTGTATATGTTCTGGTTTAATCAAGTAACCACCTTGAGTATCACCTATACCTCTAAGCATTGTTGCAATGTTGTTTAAGTGCATAAGCTGTTGGTCTTTGTTTTGATTACCTAAGCCAACGGTTACAGCCATATCAAATCTATCTTTCCAATCGTAAGGAGAGACAGGTACAAACTTACCTCTAAGCTTAACAATATCTACTTCAGTGTTGTTAGTACGGATTAGACGGTATAGCTGTAGGAATAACTCTTTAACACCTGTCTCTGCAAAGATGCGAGCAATAAGTTGAATCTTTTCTTGAGAGGCTGTCATAACTTGGTTGACTGCCGTGGCCGCTGTGTTAGAAGTTAAAGCTGATGGGTCTAAGCCTTGATTCATTCTAGACACGCCCACACGGTCTTCTCTTTCCTTGTCTAACTCATTTAGGAAGGGGAAGGTAGCCTGACCTAGCTGTGGCACTGGAAGCTGTCTAACAGCACCCTGTACCTTCTCACGGACAATACCACCAATACGGTTATCAATAAGGTCTTGTAGGTTTACTTGGTTTTCTACTGCGGCATATCTACCTGCATTAGATAATGCTAGGTTATCAAGAGTGTGTCTCCACATCTTACTTCTAATCTCTTGGATATCTTTTACAAGATCAGCAACACTAACGCCTGTAAACTTATGAGGCATCATGATTGGAGATAGGTTGATTACAGGTACAGAACCTACTTCTTGTTTTTCAAGTACAACATTACCTACGCTGTGTACTTCAAATAACTTCATCTTGTTATCTGAGTCATCAAACACTTTAATCCAAGCCTTGACATATTCAGCGATGGTGTCATTGGAGTAGTCTCGTGTTTCATCTACGTCACCAAAGCGAGCGTCCTCTACTTCTGTCTTTGCGAGGTTTGAGCTGTGTCCTGTGCTAATATCATCTTTATTATATCCTGCATCAATAAGCGATCCAATACTAACTTCTTGGACTCTGGCAACAAAGTCCGAATCTTTAATGCTTTTACTTCGCGCCTTAATCCTAAACTCAGAGGATGGAATATTGTCAATGACTGGCTTACCACGATAATGGTTACGGCGTACAGTAACATCGTATAGATCGGGGTCTTCTTCGTTGATTCCTTTCTCGACAATTTCTAAGTTCTCATCTTCTTCTAAAGCTACTAGTTCGCTATCTTCAATTCCTACAAAGTTCTCAATATCACATAGTTCATCTTCTTCCCAACTCACTTCTACTAATCCGTTCTTCATTAGAAGTGCATCTTTAAACCATGTGTACAATACGTTAAATCCATCACACCGCTTATCAAAGATATAGTTTAAGTAGTCCGTTGCCTGCTGTGCCGCTTCTTCATCCTCAGCACCTGTAGGTTCAAACTCTACAAAAGTATCTCCTGATGCAAATACTTTCATGAGAGAAGGCATAATACCCTCTACTGTTTTTAAAGTATCTCTAGTTACTACGCCTGAAAACCCATCCTCTTCATCGCCGAAAGGTTTACCATAGTAGTAGTCCAGTGCTTCTGATTGTTGGTCAGATAAATCACTGTTTGCCCACGAGTCAGCAGAGTCAAGCTCTTGTCCGACTAGTTGAGCTAATACTTCATCAGTTATGCCCTTTTCCATTTATACATTACTCCAGTTTTTAATAGGGAGAGACCGATCGCTATAATCAGTCCAGTTCTGTGATTTACCTGCCACTGCAAACTGAGCGCACATTACTGCGTAGCGTGTAGCACAAAGTATATCATCTTTTATTGGTACGATCTTTCCATCTTTTCTGTGGTATGCTCGGAACTCTTTGAACCATTCTTCAAGATGTCCAAACACTTTAAACCTTCCTGTTTCCATGCGCTGTAGCATTTCCATAATAGAAGGTTCTATAAAGTTGTTACCCTTACCTGTGTCTCCTGATGCTTTTGGATTACGTGCCCAGTCATGCAACATGTTAACACCCTGCTCTCGATACTGTTCAGCAAGGCTCACTCCGCTTCCCTTATCGCTCTGTAAGCCATCTTTAGGCCAAGCCACTGGTATCCATGAGGGTCTTTGTTTAATGGCCGCAGAATGGATTATAGCGGTCTCCTGACGGTTTGCATACACATCGTAAACGTAATATGTATCGCTCTCCTCATCTATAGCTATCCAAGCAACAGCTGTAGGGTGGTCATATCCAAAGTCAAGACCTGCAATTCTTTTCCAATGATCTGGTATTTCAAAGGGATCAACAATCAACTTATCTTCTGATACTGGGAATACAAGACCAGAACCAAATACAGGGATACCTTGACTGCGTAGCTTACGCTCGTGCGGTGGATACTGAGCTAGTAGTTGTTCTTTAGTATCTTCGTCTAGGTGAGGAGCATCGTCCCACGTAGCCTGTACTAACTTCTGCCCTGCTTTAATATCATTCATGAATTGGTTTACAACAGGAGTCATACCGTCCTCTGGAGTAAACGTCATCATTACATATCCGTT